CAAGTGCAAGTAATGATTTAGTCTTTAGTTGTACAGCAACATATGAAACGCTTGTATTTGGTAGTGCTACATATGATTTAACATTCAGTAACGATGAAGATTGTAGTAATCACATCACATTATCAACACCGATTGATTATGTGTGGACTGATGAATCAACTTGGACTGATTGGTTAAGTTGGGAAGGTTTAGACCAATTAAATCACAGCACAATTGCAATCGGTGATGAAGATGCTAGTGTTAGACATATCGCATCAAGTAGTTCTGAAATGTCGTTTAGTACAGATGAAGATTGTTCAGTACAACACAACGCTACTAACAACTCAAATGTAATATTCACTAACGATGAAGATTGTTCAGTAAAACATAATGCAACTGCTTCACATAACGTAATTACTACTGCTGATGAAGATGCTCATGTGCTACACAAAGCAACCGCAACAGTTAGTATTGTGTTCAGTAACAGACTTGATGAATACTATGTAGACCATCAAGCAAGTGTTAATCACGCAACAATCTTTAGTAATGAAGAAGATGCTCATGTGCTACACAAAGCAACTGCTAGCCATAATGTTATTACGAGTAATGATGTTGATGCAGACATGTTAGCGGTACTACCACACAACACGATTGTGATTGGTGAAGAAACTAGAACGATTGTTATCGGTGAAGAAAGTCGAACAATCAGTATTAACGAATTAATATAGGAAATTATTATGTCGAGAAGTGGTGCTAAAAGAGATAGAGAAGGTGTTTATTTTGAAAAAGACCCGACCGAAGTTGTACCTTACACATTTGATTGGGCAGACCCTAGTAACTTGTTTTTGGATAACGATACCATTGCAACAAGCACATGGACTGCACAGACAATTGCAGGTGATACTAATGCATTAACAGTCGATTCATCATCAAACACTGATAGATATTCAGTTGTGTTGTTGAGCGCAGGCTCGTTAACAAACATTTACCGTGTAACTAACACGATTACAACTGCTAATGGTAATACATTTGAGCGTTACATGCGCATCTTGGTTAAAGATAGAACTGCATAATGTCTAAAAAGCTCAGAGAAAGTCTTGCATTTGGTGAACAAGATGTCACTAAAAAAGGTTTTATTATTGAAACTAAAGACGGTGAAGTATTGATTGATGAAGAAGAAGTTCTTCACCTAGCACGACTGTACTGTACTAACAAAGAGATTTCGGAATGGTTTGGTGTAACTACCGACGATATTAAACGATATTTCGGTGATGTGCTTAGACGCGGTCGTGTTGAAGTTAAGTATCACATTAGACAAGCGCAATACAAACTCGCAATTGAAGATAGAGATAGAACTATGCTGATTTGGTTAGGTAAAAACCTACTAAAACAGTCAGATACTGGGCAATTAGATACCGAAGATATTGCACCGTTACCGTGGACTGATGATTTTGATAAAGTAATCGAAGATGTAGGTGTTCAACATGAAGCATCTTGTACTACTGAATTATCATTTAGTAATAGCACTAAGTGCTGTAATGCTGAGGTAGCAACATGCCGTTAAGTAAAGGTCAAATCGATATTACTAAGTCTGATGCACGATTTAAAGTCGCTGTATGCGGTCGTAGATTTGGCAAAACTTACTTAGCAATGCGTGAACTTGCTAAACACGCAACAACACCGCACACAAACAGCTTTTATGTTGCGCCCACATACCGACAAGCAAAACAAGTGATGTGGGATACACTTACGAACAAACTACGCAGTTTAAATTGGGTTAAAAACATTAACAAATCAGATTTGCGTATTGATTTAGTTAACGGTAGCACCATCTCGTTACGAGGTGCAAACAATTTTGATAGTATGCGTGGTGTAGCACTTGACCACCTTGTAATGGATGAGTTCAGTTACACCGATAGTAAAGCGTGGACTGAAGTACTAAGACCTACATTATCAGATAGATTAGGCAATGCATTGTTTATTACAACACCTGCAGGTCAAGGTAATTGGTCATTTGATTTGTACAATAGAGGTCAAGAAACTAACAATGATTGGGCTAGTTTTCAGTTCACTACATTAGACGGTGGTAATGTTACTGAAGAAGAAATTGCTGATGCACGCAAAGATTTAGACGAACGCACATTCAGACAAGAATATGAAGCAAGTTTTGAAACTTATGCAGGTCAGATTTACTACGGATTTGATGTTAAAACGCATGTTAAAGAGTACGAAGGCGATGTTAACAAGATTAAATCAATTAATGTATTCTGTGATTTCAATGTCAATCCGATGTCAGCAGTTGTATTAGTTGAAACAGACTTTGGATTACACGCAGTTGATGAAATTATCATTTACGGTAGTAATACACATGAATTAGCCGAAGAAGTACGCAATCGTTACAAAACACAACGAGTTACAGCGTATCCCGACCCTGCATCAACACAACGCAAAACATCTGCACAAGGTAGAACTGATTACAGTATTTTGCAGAATGCAGGTTTCAACATGAAGGTTAGGCGAAAGCACCCCGCTGTTAGAGATAGAATAAATGCGGTAAATAGTGTATTAGCACCTATTAACGGTAAACCTAAGTTGTTGATTAGTCCTAAGTGCAAGACTTTAATCAATTGTTTGATTAAACAAGAATACAAAGAAGGCACGCAAGTACCTGATAAAGATTCAGGTTACGACCATTTAAACGATGCACTAGGCTACGGTATTGAGTTTATCTACCCAATTCGCACCGAAGTAGAACCATTAACAAACGCTCAACTATCGAGTTGGGAAAGCAGAACATTTTAAGGATTAATTATGTCATACACAATAGAACAAGTAGAACAAAAGCACACTGCGTACGATAAGCACATTGATGAATGGCGATTCTTTAGTGATAGCTTTTTAGGTGGTGAATCATACAAACAAGGTGAATACTTAACACGCTATGAAAGTGAAATCGATAACGATGATGCTTACAACGCACGCATTCAACAAACACCAATTGATAATCACTGCGCTAGTGTAATTCAAATTTACAACAGTTTCTTATTCAGAGAAAGTGTTACTAGAAGTCTAGGCTCTTTGCAAAATAACCCGTTCTTGGAGTTGTTTTTAAAAGATAGTGATACCGAAGGTCGTAGTTGGAATAACTTCGTTAAACAAGCGAATGAGCAAGCATCAGTGTACGGACATTGTTGGGTTGTATTAGACAGACCTAATATTCAGTTCAAAACACAAGCAGAAGAAATTGATGCTAATGTTAGACCTTATGTGAGTATGTTCACTGCACCTAATGTAGTTGATTGGAAGTACGAGTACACCAACAACGGTTTAATTGAATTATCTGAGTTGAAGGTAATTGAAGCATCATCAGTAGATTTTACTGTTTACAAGATATTCTACCGTGATAAAACTGATACGGTTATTGTTAATCACAAAAATAAGCGTGAACTACAGTTACTTAAATCAGTACCTAATCCCTACAACAAAATACTCGCAGTAACGTTGTACGCTAGACGAAGTAATGTACTAGGTTTAGGTTATTCAGACATTAGCGACATCGCTACACATCAAAAAGCCATTTACAACGAGCGAAGCGAAGTTGAACAAGCAATTCGATTGAATGTTCACAGTATCTTAGCAAGTGAAAGTGGTGTACAAGTTGGGCCAGGTGCAGGTGGTAGATGCATAATCCCTGAAAACACAGACCCTTCATTGAAACCTTACTTCTTAGATAGTAACAGTGATATTGCTGTAATCATGGCTAGTATCGAACATAAGGTCGATGCAATCAACATCATGGCGAATGTGGGTAGTGTTAGAGCAATTGAAAGTAAAAAACTATCAGGTGTTGCATTAGAAACAGAATTTCAACTACTGAACGCTAGACTTGCTGAAAAAGCCGATAACCTTGAGCTGTTTGAAGAACAAGTATTCAAGATGTTCGCAACTATGGTATCAGTGAATTACGATGGTGAAATTAATTACCCTAATTCATTCAATATTCGCGACAAGTATGTTGATTTGAACTTTCTACAGCAAGCGAAAGTATCAAATGTTAATAGTGATACCTTCAACAAAGAAATTGATAAGCAAATCGCTAATTTAGCCATCAAAGAAGAAGGCTTATTGCAAGATGCGTTAGATGAAATCGATACCAATGAAGTTAAAACTACATTAGTTGATGATACTAACGTAAATATATAAATACAATACAACACTGCGTTTAGCAGGTACGGAACTACACCGTTTGTAGGCAACTCGAACATAAGAGGAAAAAATAATGTCAGAAGTAACTGAAACTGAAAATTCTCAGGATATTGATGCAACTGCAACATCACAAACAGCGCAGGTAGAAATGATTGAAAAATCTAAGGTTAACGATATTGTACAATCGCGAATTGCACGAGCTGAAAAGAAAGTGCGTGATGAATACAATGATGTTGATGTTGAATTATACAATCAACTAGTTCAAGAAAAGCAAAACGCTAAACAGTTGATGCTAAAAGAGCAAGGTAAGTTTGATGAATTGTTAAACGAAACCGTAGCACCTTTACAGAATCAGATTAGTGCTTTGAAAGAGCAAATTAGAGTAGAAAAAGTAGACATGAGTATTTTGGGTAGTGCGAGCAACATGAACGCAATCAATCCCGAACAAGTTGTACAGTTGTTACAGAATCAAGTTAAATTCAACGATGGCAACATCGAAGTAATTGATTTGACAACAGGTAATCAACGATATAACAAAGATGCTCAAAAATACACTGTTGACGAGTTAGTTAACGAATTTCTAACTACTAACCCACACTTCGTTAAAGCAAGTGTTGCGGGTAGCGGAACTAGTAGCAACACCGAAACTTCGGGAATTGAGAAAATCGATTGGACTAATGCAGATATGTCAGACCCTGTTATAAGACAACAGTACAAAGACTATAAACGTAATGCCTAATCAAACATTATTTTTTATTTTATAGGAGTGTCATAAAATGGCAAACGAAATCACAACAACTTCATTAACGAAGTTATTCAACGAGATGATTACAGACATCTCATTTACAGCAAACGAAAGTTACATCTTAAAAAATTTAGTTAAGAATGTAGTCGCACCAATGTCAACTACTACTACACAAGTACCTGTATATCCTACAGACACTATTGCTAGTGCAGTTGCTGAAGGTACTGATTACACAACTAACACTGATATTGTACCAACAGACCTTGATTTGACGGTGTCTGAGCATGTTCTAATGTCAACTTTAACAGACTTATCTGCTAGTGTTGGTAATAGAAACAACATCATGGACATTATCAATTACCTAGGTTCAGGTGTAGCAAAGCGACAAGACCAAGATATTTCAGGTTTGTTCACATCATTCAGTACTGAGAAAGGGCCGGGTGCAGGTGCAGAATTAACACCATCACACATTTTCCAAGCAGTAGCATCTTTGCGTGGTAATAATGTAACAGGTGAAATTGTAGCAGTGTTACATCCTGCTCAAGTTTACGCAGTACAAAACGCGCTAACTAACTCATTCATTCCACAATCAAACGCGGCAACAGCAGAAGCTGTAATGCGTAACGGTTTTGTTGGTGAATTAGCAGGTGTTAATGTATTCCAATCTACATCAGTACAAGTTGATGGTAGTGGTGATGCAATTGGTGCTGTATTCGCGCGTGATGCAATTGCATTAGCGGACAGAGGTGTTAGTACTGAGATTGAGCGTAATGCTAGTCTACGTGCTTCAGAAATTGTTACCACAGGTACTTGGGCTGAAGGAATTCTTCACAATACTTACGGTGTTAAATTAACTTCTGATTCTATTGTTTAATTCGTAATGGCATATAGTACAGACGCAGATGTCCAAGAGTTGTTTCCTGATTTACAGGATTACGACAATTTGAGTTTTAGTGATGACCATGCTAGAACACAAGCGGATATACAACGCAAATTGAGAATTGATTGGTATCCGATGTACCTGCAAAGTGTTAAAAACGCTAGCAGTACATCAGAGATGGATAATACCAAACTAACTGATTCGCAGTTTAAGAACGCGTCTGTATACCATGTGTTGAGTTATTACATTCTACCTAAGTTGTCTGATTTTGTTGAAGGCGATAAGTTTACAAGTGCAATGGAGTTTTACAGAACTCGCTTTGAAGAAGAATTTGATGCCATCTTAGCCGATGGTGTTGAGTACGATAGTGATGGTGATTCAACTATCACTAACAAAGAGAAATCCGTTAAAACTTCAGTGTACATGCGAAGATAATCATGAGTTTAAGAGAACAAATTGTTGAAGATTTAGTTTCAACACTACGCGATGCCAACAACGGCAACATACGGTTTGTGTCGAGAAAAATATTAAGCGAAAGCGATTTTTCAAGACAACAATACCCACTTGTTATTGTTGGTGCTAGTGATGAAACAAGAAGCGATTTAACGATGACAGGTACTTCAGGTACGCGTGAATCGTTCTTAGACATTACATTATTGGGCTTTGTTTCAGGTGCTAAACGCGAAATTGATACTTTACGCAATCGATTAATCGAAGATGTTGAAGTAGCAATTGATGCTGATAGAACACGAAACGGTCTTGCATTAAACACACAACTTACTACTGTTGCTGTTGATAACTTCGATTTAGTCGATGAACAGAAAACAGTTGGTAGAGTGGATTTAACT